GTCCATTAGGTATCGTCCGCAATATTTACAACAAATCTTCATACTACATTTCCACCACTTCAAAGATACATTGACAATTAGGGTGTGCGTTTGGTGTCAGCATATCGTCATAATCGTTGAGATATATCGCATCTGACGTTTCAATCTTTCCGCCTAGTGGCACAAACGCTTCGCCTGTCTTTACGATAGTGCCGTTCATGTATTGGCAGAAATCACAAGGCTCGGCTGAAGTGGTTTTCCATTTGAAGCCGAATTGCTTGCCTGTCACTTTGCCTAATTCCTCAACGGCATCAACTTGTCCGAGATTGTCGGCTCTGTGTTCCTCCGTATTCACGATTCTATCGATTCGCCACTCGTTTTCTTTGAGCGAGTTCTGGATTGCGTTGCGTAAGTCATTCACGGTCGCACCATCTCGCCTTGCGGTATTATCGATAGCGTTTCTGATGGCTGTAATAATTTGGTCGGAGTAGGAATTAGCAACTTTGTTGATAAGCTTCTCGTATTCCTTTTGTGCCATCTCGGAAACTGCGTAATGTTCAAGCTCTGGAATCGTGATTGTGATTCCGAAGCGTTTAATCGTGTCCTGATAGCGTTTCTCGCCTGACAGAATCATGCGAGCGAGTAAGATTGCGAGTAATGCCTTTTGAAGCGTATATTTGCTTTCTTCTGATGGGTCAGGAATTGGAATCGCCTGCGCTTCCGCTTCGTTGATTAGCCCATCGCCATCTAAGTCATACTGTTCAAGACCTTCGGCAGAGATGCTTTTCTTCGCCAATCCGCTTTCGTTGAGCGTAGCATCTATCACGCTCTCGAAATAGTTATTGAGCAGTTGGCGTAAGTCTTTTAAAGTCTTTTTGTCCGCTGACTTGCTCACTTCGTTGTGATGATGCGAACAAGCTTTTGTGACGGCAACTTCTGGGGTATCTTCCACCTCATCGCCTTCATCTACGTCTGGCTTATCGTTCTCGATTTCGCCATCATCAGGCTCGCCTTCCTGCAAGAGCTTGCGAGCATTGGAAAGCTCAAAGGCATCGCATATCGAGTCGAGCGAATAGCCTCTGTCGAGCATTTTGCCGATAATATCCGCTTCGATATTCTTGCGTTCAGCTTCAACTTTTTCTTCTTCTGCGATATTTGGGATTTCGAGGTCGAAAGTAATCGCCACGCCAAGTCCGCCTGTGATGCGATTCATCTCATGCGTGAAGCGAGTCCAAATCTTTGTGGCGAATGGTTTGATGGTGTAGCGGATAAAGATTTGTTGGTCGATACGCACCGAAGCATAGCCCTTATTCTCATTCACACCACGAACAGAAGCAGGCACGCCGAAGGTTGAGTCAATCTTGTCATTGACCTGCTTGAATATCGTGTCGAGCGACATATCCTTGTTGGATTGAGCAAACGGAATCCACTCGATTTGAGCAGGCTGAACTGCGCCTGTGTCGGCAGATATTGGACGATGGACATAAGCCACGCTGTTATTGTTGCCAGAGCCTCTGAACTTCATTTGCATTGAATCTACAATGTCATTGAAGGCTTCTGGACTTGGAGCAGTAATAATGAACTGACCTGCAGGAACGGCACCGTTCTCGAAATGACCTGCCTCGAAATTAGCGATGAAGTCATCGATGTTTGCCCATTTCTGCACCGCCTGCGTTGGCGAATAGCCTGCGTTAAGGTCATATGGGTCAATGCCTGCATATATTTCGATAACGTCTTTGTCGGTGTACCCGTATTTGAGATTTGGCGATTTATACGTCTTATTGCCATCAGCATCTACGATGACATAGCAACCTTCAATGAACGTGAAGCCTGCGATGTTGTCTGGCGTTACGTTGCCACCGCCTGCACGAAGCTCGCCGTCCTCATAGTGCCATACAAGAAGGTATGTTTTGCGATGCGTGAGTGTCGATACTGCAAGAGCCTCACGGAAGTCCGCCGAACTCATTTGCTGATTCGGGTGGTATATCTTGTTGATGATTGGCACGTCCTGTTGTTGCTCGCCATTGGCATCGATTGCGTAAGGACGGATATTCACAAACTCATTCACGATTTTGCTGATTGACGGATAGACGTTATCATAAGCCATGCCTTTGGCAAAATCATAAGTCCATGAGCCGTGATGATACGGTGTCCCGCCCACTTGATATTGGTAAGACTTTGAAGCCACCGTCTGCTTCGATTTTGAATCGCTCATATTGAGCATTGATTTTATTTTGTTGAACATACCCTCATTGTTCGCTGAATTGGGGTGGCAACAAAAAGCCACCTGTTACGGTGGCTCTAACAAATTGGAGTGCTTCTAGTATATCACGATTTTGCGTTCCAACGTGTCTGGATTGCGTTCTGTGCGATTTTTCGGCGTGAGTCGATAGTTCGACCTGCGTTTGCCTTTCTGCCACGCTCAAAGCGTTCTAAACGCCTTCCAACTGCAATTGCGATGTCTGCGATGCGCTCGTCAGTGTCTGCCGATAGTTCAGGAATATCGACAAAGATTGCGCCTGTCTTTTTCTTCAGATATTGAGTTGCTTCCGACTTGTCTATTGGCACAATTAGTGATTGCGATGGGATGATTGCGAGAACATCACTTTTGAGATTCTCTGCCAAAACCGATTTTACGATTTCCTTGATTTGCGATGCGAGTTCTTTGTCCATTATGCTTCCTTTCTCAAATCGTCAATCACGAAAGGGCATACAAGTTCGCATAAGATGACATCAACAACTTCTGCGCCTCTATTTAAGATTGTCATGTCATAGCCACAATCTTCAAGCAAACTATTTAATTCGTCATCGAATGGGAATCCTGCTTCTTTCAAAGCTTCTCGTGCTTTGTAATCTGAGCAAAATCTGCTCCCTGTTATGTTCCCAAAATCGTCCTGCGTGTCGCCTTCTTCCCAGCGATTCAAGATTTCGTCTTTTGTTTCATAACCATCATTTATTAGGTTCTCTAAAACTTCTTTGATTTCGTTTTTATAGTATTCCATTATGCTTCCTTCCTGATTTCTGATAGTAGCTTGAAGTCCTCGTCCCCATCGAACTTCGTGATGTTGAACGAATCCTCATCGCCCTCCCACTCGATGAGTTCGTCCCAATCCCTCGGCAGTTTGCCGAATCGTTTCTTCACGACTTCTCGGAGTCGTGCTTCGGCTTCCTTCCTCGTGCGATACACGCCGAAGAACTGATAGCCTGTGTCGTAAGTCGTTTGATTCCAAACGATGAAACCTTTTGTCATGCTTGCTCCTTTCCTTATGCCTGTTTCCAATAATTGCCGAGTCGTTTGCTATACTTCGACACATCCCATGTGTCATGAACTCTGCCGTTCTTCACGCAGAATGTGTGGTTTGCGATGTTGCAGACGAATGTGCCTGTCTTGTGTTCCTTGCAGAACTCTTTGGCTGTGTATTTCGTGCCGTTGGCGTGCTTTGGCATTGGCATCTTCTTCCAACCGTTGCGAGTGAGATATACATCGTAGTTCTCACGAGAGAGTGGCGAGAATGATGTTTCGCAAGCCGTTTCTGCAAGCCCCATCACAACTTCCTTCCATTCCTTGCCTGTTGCGATGCTGATGGCTCTTACCACGCAATCGCCTGTCGTGAGTAATCCTTTCGGATTCGTGTTCGTGAATATGAATGTTTCTGTTGTTGGGTATTTCTTTGTGCGTTTCATATGCGTTTCCTTTCGTTGCGTTTCGTTGATTATAAGCCGAGAATAGCAAGTGCGTGTTTGCCTTCTTCGCTGTTGTCGAGTAAGTCTTTGAGCATTTTGACCTGTTCTTTGTTGATGCTGATGTTAGTAGTTTCATTGTCGAAGATTTCCTTGTCTTCTGCGAAGAAGACAACATCGAGCATTCTGCTTAGACCTGTGCTGAAATCGGCTTGGCGTTGAGCGGTTGGATTGTTCTTTGCCCATTCTTCACTCATCTTGTCGGCTTTCTTGATGAGCTTTTTGTATTGTTCGGTTGATATTGGGTTATTCATTTTGCTTCCTTTCGTTTGTTGTTTATACTTTAATTATACGCCTACGGAGTATATAAGTCAAGCACTTTTTTAGACTTTTTTTGACAAAGTTTTCCACAGGTTTCTATCTGTTATTTTTCAAAACTGTGCAAAACTCGGAAAAAATCTTTCAAAAATCTTTTGCAATTTTTCGTGATTTTTAGCGCAAACTTGCGTATTGAATCGGCTTCCGCTCCATATCTCTGACGGCATAGGCGAGCGCATCGAGAATGTGGTCGTTCCCATCAACTGGCTCATCAATGATAGTGCCATCCTTCTTCTTGCGCCAAGCGTACGTCAGATATTCCGATTCGAGTTCTTTGTCCGTTGCGAGATAGTGAATCTTCCTGCGCATCACGAGTTCGATATTGTATCGCTTACCGTTCATTTTCTCGCCTGCGGTCTTGTTGCTCGGAATCGCACGAAGCCCATTCGCTTGCATTTCAGCTATGATTTCAGGTCGAGCGTTATCACATACGAATAGACCATCAGGAAGCGTCTGAAGTCGTTTTATGAGGTCAGGAGTGAGCATTTTGACGGCGCATAACTCGGTTTTGAGATACAACGACTCGTCCTCGTCCTCATACACGGCAACCACCGCCGTTGGGTCATTCGAGAAGCCGAAATCGACACCATATCGTTTAAGAATCGCAGTCTTTGGAATCTCATCATAAGGAATCCAACCTTCATAGACATTTCCTTCGAGCGAGCCGATTTCGCCTAGTCCATACACTCGCCACCAGTTCGATGTGCCATCGCCTTTGCGAAGTTCAAGCGTGTTTCGGATATTGTCAGACAACGCTTCGTTGTCTAGGTAGTTTAGCTTCACGAAATCTACGTCAGGACGTGTAAGAAGGTCATGCGCCCAAAACTTATTGGACGGATTGAAGTCTAATGTGATTTTCTGCTCTGTGCGAACTTCCAACTGGTCGAACGCTTCTTTCGTGATACGATTCGCTTCGTTGATGAATAATCTATCACGGCGTGCGCCAAGTGCATCTTCTGAGTCTGCTGAATAGAACTCAATCACAGACCTGTTCGGCAAAGTGAGCGTTGAATAGGTAGAGTTCCACTCGGCAACCTGAATGATGTTCGTTTCGTTGCATATCTTCAAAAAATCTCGCATCGCACCATGACGAAGATTCGGCATCGTGTCTGACATGATAGTCGTAAGGATTCCTTTTTGCAGAATCGCTTCATTGAGTTCATCGAGCAGAATATCGAAGGTCTTGCCTGCCGATGTTCCGCCCTGCACAATTCTGATGCGCTTCTTCATCGCCATAATTTTTCGCAGAGCGGTGGTTTCTTGAAGATTCATAATGAGATATACCTCAAGTATTCGTCTATCATTTCATCATGTTCTTTTGTTTCTGGATTATATTTCCGAGCGAGTTCCGTTTTTTGGTAATCATTTGGCGCAACTGGCTTGCAATTCTTCTTGATGATTTTCTTGATTCGCTCTGGGGTCATTTCTTATCCTTCATCGGCAATATCGGCTTGATTTCGATATTCTTATTCTCGTTGATTTGCTTAGGCATTCCATAAACTTGATTCATCATTCCAGATAATTCACCCCAATCCCCTTTATTTATGCAGGTTGCAAGTTTGCGTTCAAAATATGGTGCATCTTTATCTTTAATTATTGCAATTAACTCTTGCTCGCTCATTTTCATCATTTGTTCTAATTTATATCGAGCAGTATCTTCTTTTTTCCATGCGCCATTGTGCCTGCGTTCTGGATGCGCTTCGAATCCAGGGGGAGTTGGAACTCCCCCTTTCCCAAAACTAGGCTTCCGTTGCCTTGTAGGGTTATTGCTCATGATATGAAACCTCAATTTTTGCAGGCATATGCCTATTTTTATCGCATGAAGCAGACACGCTCACGAAATATGGGTCTATATATGCTTTCTTCACAATTTCCAAAACCATGCTTGCGCCTGATTCTAATGTGAATGTCTTTCCCATCAAATCTTGAATGTCCCAATGTAATTGAACGAGTTCTGCTAAATTTTCGTGAGGTTCGATTTCGATATGATATTTTGTGATTCCTACCTGTTCCCCTAATGGACAAATGTGTTGAACTTCTTCTTCTAAAATAATACATTCGACATTGTATGTGTTTTTGAGATATTTGCTCTGTTCCTTATTTGTCAGAGAGTTTATTTTTCCTGGCATTTTTGCCTCCTATAATTTTAATTATGTGATAAGCATGGACCGC